TTTTTCTTGCATTATATAATCGGCAAGTTCACTTGTTACTTCTAAAAAACTAGAAGCATCTATATAATATTTATCCGTTTTCATTATACATTCTCCATCTTATATATTTTGTTAGTGTACCAATCTGGCATAGGTCTGCCTCTCTCCCACTTGGCTATATCTTTCTTATCATTTACATAATATTGTCTATATGCCCTTACAGTATTGTTATGAATACGTAGCTTAGTAGACTTATATACATCTGGCATAGCTTGTGGGTGTGGTGTCATTTCCATAGGTTTATATTGCAATGTACCCCAATCGGTTTCTCTTAAATCCATAATAACCTGCTGAGATTTATGTATCTTGTTATATCTCCTAGTGTACTCAAAACATAACTCCATACCATGTTGTACTAACCAACTAAAATTATCAGCACTATCCCCCGCCCATAAAGTGCAGGGGTGGTTTTTATGTACTTCTTTGTAAGGTACTAAGTGTCCTTGTCCATGCCTATGAAATACTGAACATAACATCTGTGCCGTTTCCAATGGCATTTTGACAACGTGCTTATCACATTGCATATGTGCCGAACGTATAGGACATTCGTCTAATACAAATATGTTCATTTTGCATTCTCCTCTCTTTCTATATCTATAAACCAATCGTCTAGGTCTTGTGCTAAACCACTTGGCATATTATGGTCTAGTCTTACTAACTTATGACTATCATTCCATTCTACATGGATTTGATAGCTTACTATGGTTCTTCTTATTTTTGGTGTGGTGTTTATATCTCTACTACTCATATCCATACTCCTTAGCTAATACTTTCATGTCTTCGTCTGACATTTCTTTTACATCTTGGGTTACTACTTCTCTGACAATCTGTGCAGTAACTTTCCAATCTTCTAAAAGACTTTCCGTATGTAACTCTATATATTCTTCTTTAGTCATCTTCTTTCTCCTCTTATCTCCTCATTAATTTTTTTCAATACTTCACCTAAATTATTGTTTTTAAGTTCACAAAGTAATTCTATACTATCGTCAGCTACAGAAAAATCTTGCTCTATCCACTCCTTTTCTTCAGCTTTCCAATTTTTAACATCTTCATCTATGCCAAAAGAAATAGTATATTTATTATTTTCATAAACTTTTCTAATATATATTTTACTCATCATCATTCTCCTCTTGCCATGTGCCTATGACATCATCTCTAAAAGTTTCTTGTTCGTACTCTCCATTGGCTAGTTCTGACAATAGTTCTGGTATATCTGTATCAGTACCTAACCAATTCTCTATCATTTCTTTTGTTACTTTAGTCATCATCATTCTCCTTATCTTTTTTAGGATCGTAGGCTCTTGGGTCATTAGGTGCTACATAATCACTCCAATGCTTACTTTCATACTCACCTTCATTCTCTCCCCACTCGCTGATACCTCCTTGATGTTTAAGATCAAAGAATTTTACAACGTCAGTTAAAGCATCCATCATCTCTTCTACTTCAGAGTAACGTAAACACGTTACCCCTCCATCCATAAGAGTGTTGTTTACTTCTCTAACTTTATTTACTAATGCTAATGTTTCTTTACTTATTTTAGGTGCTTTAGGCATTTGCTTTCTCCTTTAAATAGTTATCAATCATAGATGTTTGGTCGTCTACAAAATCGTCATCATCTGCTTCCTGCACATTGACAATTTCTATATGATCACGATCTACTAATTTTTTTAAAAATGTTTTTGTGTCTTCATTATTCATTTTATTAATGGTGGTCATAGCTTCTTCGCTTACAACCAACGCATTTAAATCAAGAAAATAATATTTCTTACTCATATCTTTCTCCTTCCTCTAATGTTTTTAATAGTTCCGCTACATAATTTTCATCTACATAGGTTAGCCTTCCTATTAGATATGCTACGATCTCATCTTTTGTATGCAAGCCTTGACTTAAAGCCTCGCCTACTAGTTCTTCATGCTCGATTACTAAGTCGCTCATTCTACCCATTATTCTTCCTCCTTTTGACTTACATGCCATTTAGACATTGGTGTTTCTTGTTCTATGTTAATTTGATATTGTTTCGTTGCCAATTGTACAAGGTCATCATCAAAGTGCTGTGGAAAAGCCATTACCACATACACCCAATCACAATCCTCTTCCCAATAACGGTCATCACCTTTATAAGGTTTGGCACACGGAAACATAAATTTTAAGACTTCGATGCGATCCTTTGATAAAACGTAACCGCCATGCGATGGGGTCGTTACCAAATGAATGCCTTGTGCGATGGGAAGGATATTGTCTGCCTCCCCCCAGATAGTGTGTTTAATATAATCTTCCATTTTAAAGTTCTCCCTTTCTAAGTTTAATGTATCACATAGTATATATGGGTGCAAGCATTATTAATATCAAGTGGTACAAAAAACTTTTTTGCGCTTTATATATACGGGTCAAATATATTTTTGTGTTTGAAAATGAAAATATGGGAGAGAAAAAGTGTAAAAGTGCAACGAGTGAGTTTGCAATGTTCTGTAACCATTGCTCATGGTACATTGACAATGGATGAGTTCGTTACACTACTCGTTACAGTTCGTACCAATATTGGGTGTTTCGTACCACTTTATAGTTCGACGTGAAAAACAATTTTAACTTTTTATTTTTCTTTTATTGTTTTTGCTAGTATATATAAGACTATGAGTAAGTTAGATAAAAAAGCATTAGAGATTGAAGAAGAACATAATCGTAAACTAACTAATCGTCAAAAAGAGTTTGCTAGATATTATGTGGAAGGAACGTATTCTAATGCAGAATGTGTCCGTAAGGCGGGTTACTCTGATACAAATGGAATTGCTAGAATACAAGCAAGTAAATTGTTAAATCCTAAAATGTTTCCTCATATTACAGAATACATTACAGAATTAAGAGAAGAGAGAGAAAAGAAATATGGTGTTACTCTTTTAGGTCAATTGAAACGATTTTCTGAGTTATCAAAATCTGCAGAAGAAAATGGTCAATATTCTGCTAGTATTAATGCCGAAAGAATTAGATCTGCTTTAGGTGGTTTAACAATTGATAGAAGAGAAACAAATCATTATCATGCAATTGAAAATATGAGCAGAGATGAGATAGAAAATCGTCTGAAAGAATTAAGAAAAAATCATCCTCAAGTTTTTGTAGATGCGGAGTACACAGAAGTCAATGACTCAACAACCAGAGAGTCTAATGTGGAACAGATTGAAGGAAAATCTGCCGAAACATTGGAACACGACTAGAATAGAAAATCGCTACGGCGGAGGTATTCCAGACGTACATATATGTGCTGATGGTTTTTCTTTCTGGGTCGAACTAAAGGTAACAAAAACTAACCGAATTGCTATTAGTTCCCATCAAGTGGGTTGGAATTACGCCTATTACCGTTCTGGAGGCGTTAGCTTTTACTTGGTAACCCCCCTCTTATCCCCCCACCTATATTTGTTTGAGGGAAGGTATGGAAGGGAGTTAAAGGAGCATGGTCTGGCTACCACAGGTTCGGGAACAGTTGTCCCCTGTGCATGGTCGGGGGAAGGTTGGTCGGGTCTGATCGGAGCGATGACATCGGGTCGGGATCGGGTCGGGAATTCGGGTTCGGGGTTCGGGACAATCGGGTCGGGAGTCGGGGGCAATGACAACAATTGGAATAGCAATAGTAACATTGACCACCAGGAATTAAATAAGCCCCTGGAAAAAAATCAAAAATTAGATCTTAAAAATATTTAGGCCTGGGCGCGCCGTCCGGCAGCTGCCGGCAGGGTTTAATATTTATATTAAAATAAATCATAAAAAACTTTTATTCATTATAATCATATGATACAATTAATTATTATTAATCAACTAAGGAAAAAACGTTATGTCTAAAATGTACAACGACTTTAAAAAAGAACTTCTAAAAAATGGAGTTGCCGATTCACGCGTTGAATCATTAGCGCAAGCCGTCAACCAACTACACACGGCTTGTAGTTTTTTGGATCTAGACCAACGCGCTAACTTCTTCGAAAAATACGCGTATACTATTGATCTTGTCGACAGCTTCGGCAAGGCCGAAGAGTGCGCACGTTTTAAAGATGTAAAAAATCTTTATCATGGTAATGATTTCGATGATGCGGATGATTGCAATAATTTTAATGACTTCATTAATATAGGGCTGTAATAAAATGAAAATTAGATTAACCGAAATTAGCAACAATAAAAAAGTTGGGCGCATTCCGGTAACTACTACGGAACGCGCCAGCTGTCCGGATAGTTGCAAATTAAAAAATATTTGTTATGCGCAAAAAGGAAAAACGCGCATGATATGGGAAGAAGTAGAAACCGGAATCAATACCCGCTGGCAAACTGAATTCGAAAATGACTGGCTTGTAATCATGAAAAAAATCGCGCGCTTTCCGACCGGCCAACTATGGCGACACAATCAAGCCGGCGATCTACCAAACCGCGGGGCGGATAATGAAACTATTGACCCCGTAAAGCTTGGGCAATTGGTAAAAGCTAACTACAAAAAAAACGGCTATACTTACACACACAAACCCGCCACCCCCCAAAATATTGCGCTTATATCGTTTGCGAACGAGAACGGCTTTACGATTAACCTATCCGCGAACGATCCGGCGCACGCGGATAGCTTGGCGCGTCACGGGTTGCCGATCGCGGTGGTTGTGGGTGATAAACCTATAAAGAAAACCCCGGGCGGGTTGCCCGTTGCAATGTGTCCGGCGCAAGATAAAAAGAAAGGTATTACTTGCGCCGTGTGTAAACTATGCGCGAACTCTAACCGCCGGGCGGTTGTTGGTTTTTTAAAAGACTAGCCCGCGCCCCCATACACTAGCCCCAAGCCCCCGCGATTGTCGGGGGCTTTTTTTTCGGGATCGGGTCGGGATCGGGTCGGGAATTCGGGTCGGGGCTATAACTTTAATAGCATGACAATAATAATATAATAACAATACATATATATTACACGTGGCCCAGGTGCTAACAATCTAAAAATTTTGCATGTTTCACGTGAAACATAGGCTGTTGCTTAAATGTCACATGATACAATTAATTTAAAAATAATTACTTTTTTGTTTGCATTAGTTATTATCATATGATACTAATATATATATTAGAGACAAGCAATAACGCTAAACTCTAACAACTAAGGAAAGGATAACAACTATGTTTAAAACTAATGACCTAGTTGCTACTTATACTGACGAGGAGTTTTTTCAGTACGTTGAAAAAATGTCTGGTTCAGAAAAAAGCCTAATGAGTATTGGCTTTATGATGGGGCAAAATACAGCCGTTACTAAAGTACACAATTTCAAGTTTACTTTAGTAACTGAAATGGCAGGCGAGCTTGGCACAGAGGAAATTACTCTTGTTGAGTTAATCAAAAAGTTCAACCACAAGGTTGATAACTTTGGTCGCCAAACTACTAGAGAGGATGCTGTCTTTACTAATAAGAAAGACGCTTCTGACTTCATTGCCGATGGTGGTGGCAAAGAACTTTAATACTAACAAGGGGCGAGCTTATACCTCGCCCCCAACTAAGGTAAATAAAATGAATAAAAAATTAAGTGATTATGAAAAATTAGAATGGTTACATTTTGCTATATCAGAAGCAATTAATGGTAACATTGGAGAACTTTCTAATGCTTTAGAAATAGTTGAACAGTTAAGAGAACCACATTTAGAGGAGAACAACTAATGACTAATAATCCAGCAAAAAGACTTAGCGAAATTGAACAGCTACAAAAAGAATTAAAAGAAGAAGCTAATGAAATTAAAGACTTTCTTCGTAAACTTGCCAAGGGTCACGCCGAAATGTTTGATTATGGTTGGACTCAAAAGGTTTTAGTCCAAGCACCAAGAAAAGCACCGACCATACTAGTTCGCAAAGAAGTTGACAATGCTTTAACAATTGCACGGACTAAAACTATATCCGCTCAATGTTATAATAAATGTTATACGAAAGGAGCAATTCCCAAACCTACGGTAAAACTAATCGCCTCTTAATCGGGTCGGGGCGGGTCATAAACAGCCCGCCAGCCCCTGCTACCCCTTAGGTACTTAGGTAGTAAGGCAAAAAGATAACGGCTGTAATCGGCTCTCACAGCGGGTTACAGACCCCGGCTTCTCTTAGCGAGCGGAGCGAGCTAGTGTGTTGCACATACGATTTGATATATATTTCAATTTAGGTATAATACCTCCATGTTCAATGCACCGGAAGAAGTGATACGTGAAGTCTTAGCGTTAGAGCAAGCTAAGAATAACTTGGTAATAAGAGCCAAAGCGCAAAATGACTTTATGGCATTCGTTAAACACGTGTATGAGGGGTTTATTGAAGGCGATCATCATAAGAAGGTAGCACAAAAGTTTGAAAAGTTGGCCGCGAACCCTGGTTCACGAATCATTGTCAATATGCCACCACGACATACGAAGTCTGAGTTTGCTAGTTATTTGTTACCGGCATGGTTAATAGGTAAGAATCCTACCCTAAAAATTATACAAACTACACATACGGCGGAACTGGCTGTACGTTTTGGAAGAAAGGTAAGGAATCTTATGGAGCTTGATTTATATAAAGCTATTTTTCCTGACGTGGAGTTGCGTGTAGATTCCAAGGCCGCGGGCCGTTGGGAAACGGAACAGGGCGGTGAGTATTATGCAGCGGGTGTAGGTGGTGCGATCACGGGTCGTGGTGCGGATTTGTTGATTATTGATGATCCGCATTCGGAACAAGATGCATTGTCGGAAACGGCGATGGAAAGTGCGTATGAATGGTATACATCTGGGCCGAGACAAAGGTTACAACCTGGGGGATCTATTGTGGTGGTTATGACCCGGTGGTCATTGAAAGATTTAACAGGGAAATTGATTAAGGCACAGGGGTCTGATGTTATGTCGGATCAATGGGATATGATAGAGTTTCCTGCTATTTTACCGAGCGACAATATATTGTGGCCGGAGTTCTGGAAGAAGGAAGAATTGCTCAAGGTCAAGGCATCATTGTCCTTGGCCAAATGGAATGCGCAGTGGCAGCAAAATCCAACGGCGGAAGAGGGTGCGATTATTAAGAAGGAATGGTGGAATGTATGGGAAAGCAAAACGGTACCACCGGTCAGTTATATTATGCAGAGTTATGACACGGCGTTTTCGAAAAAAGAGACGGCGGATTATAGTGCAATTACGACCTGGGGAATATTTCAACCCGAGGAGGGGGGTCCAGACCATATAATTTTATTAGATGCGCGAAAAGGAAGGTGGGACTTTCCAGAGTTGAAGAGTACGGCAAAAGAGGAATATAAGTATTGGGAGCCCGATATGGTGATTATTGAGGCGAAGGCTAGTGGTACACCGCTCACGGACGAATTACGAACGATGGGGATTCCTGTAATTAATTATACGCCGAGTAAGGGACGGGATAAACATACAAGGATGCATATGGTGGCTCCTATTTTTGAGAGTGGTATGGTGTGGGCCCCGGATAAAAAATTTTCAGAAGATGTCATTGAGGAGTGTGTAGCGTTTCCAAATGGGGATAACGATGATTATTGTGATAGTATGTCCATGGCACTTATAAGATATCGTAAGGGGGGATTTATAAAACTTGACAGCGACCCCGAAGATGAGGAACCTATGTACCGAATACAAGCTCGTCAATTTTATTAGGGAGAAAAATAATGGAATGGATTAAAGGCAGAATGAAAGAACCTTCAACTTACGCTGGCGTAGGAGTGGGTGTAATAGGCATTGGCATAGTAGTCGATGAGCCTATATGTATTTTTGTAGGTATTGCTGCGGCGGTACTATCTTTCATATTGAAGGAGAAAGGAATACTCTAATATGGCATTGCCATTAATAGGAGGATTGTTAAGTTCGGTTGGCGATATTGCTGGTACTTGGGTCAAGGGCAAGATGGAAGAGAAGAAAGCCCAAACTGAGATCAAGGTAGCAAAAGCCAAAGCCGAGGCTACAGTTTATGAGAAGCAGGCCACTGGTGAACTGGACATGGAGAAATCTCTCACGGAACAAATGGGAGGTTCATGGAAAGATGAAGCGTGGACTATCTTTTTTATTGCAGTGTTGGCGGGATGTTTTTTACCGTGGACACAAGATGCTGTAAAAGAGGGATTCGTTTTTTTAGATGAAAGTACACCAGATTGGTTTGCTAACTGTATATATATTAGTATTAGTGCTTCTTTTGGCTATCGTGTTGGAAAAGCTGGTATGGGAATGATAGGAACAATGAAGAATGGGAATAAGGTTCCGACAGCAGCGAAAAAAGTTTCTAAAAAGGTTACAAAGGAAGAATAAACTATGGCGCAGGAAAACGGACGATTACCACCATCACAGATAGACTCAGCGATGCCTGGAGTAGGCGTGCCTTTAGGAGAAGAAGGCGAAGAAATAGAAATCGAACAAGAAGAGATTGAGACACCAGACTTTGACGCAAGTATGGTGGAAGTACAAGAAGACGGTTCCGTCAATATAAATTTTGAAGAGGCTACTGCAGCGGACTTAGAACAGCAATTTGATTTTAATTTAGCAGAAACAATGGATGAAAACACTTTGATGGAGATTTCCACAGAGTTGTTAGGTTTATACGAAGAAGATAAAGAAAGTCGTCAAGACTGGGAAAATTCTTACGCTGAGGGACTCAAGTTATTAGGATTAAAATACGAAGAGCGTGATGAACCTTTCCGTGGATCTAGTGGTGTTACCCATCCGGTGATAGCGGAAGCGGTTACACAATTCCAGGCGCAAGCGTATAAAGAATTATTACCGGCTACAGGGCCTGTAAGAGGACAAATTATAGGAGCGACAAGCACTCAAGTAGAATCGCAAGCGCAACGTGTACAAGATTTTATGAATTATCAAATTATGAACGTTATGGAAGAGTACGATCCTGAGTTAGATCGACTATTATTCTATTTACCATTGGCAGGAAGTGCCTTCAAGAAGGTATATTTTGATGACACTTTAGATAGAGCGGTATCCCGTTTTATACCCGCCGATGATTTAGTGGTTCCATACAACGCCACCGATTTATTTTCTGCAGCAAGAGTAACGCATGTTGTACGTATGTTAGAAAATGAAGTAAAAAAATTACAAGCGGGAGGATTTTATAGAGACATACCGCTAAAACCTTATGAAGAAGATGATGAGTTAAGAGATAAAGAAAGAGAATTATCAGGAATATCAAAAACATCCGTGGACAGTGATTGTACATTATTGGAATTTCATACCAATTTAGACTTAGAAGGTTATGAGCATGTAGATCCATTTGCTAATGAACCTACAGGTATTAAACTTCCGTACATTATCACTATAGATTTGGAAAGTGGAAAAATCTTATCTATCCGTCGCAATTGGAAAGAGGGCGACGAGTTGTATAGAAAGCAACAATATTTTTCACACTACAAATTTTTACCGGGATTAGGTTTTTATGGTTTAGGATTATTACATATGATAGGTGGCCTTGGACGATCGGCTACCTCCATTCTTCGTCAGCTCATTGATGCCGGTACATTAGCCAATCTTCCTGCTGGTTTTAAAGCAAGAGGTATCCGAATTCGTGAGCCTGACGAGCCCCTGTCTCCTGGCGAATTCCGTGATATCGATGTTCCAGGCGGAGCATTAAAGGACAGCATTCTTCCTCTTCCTTATAAAGAACCTAGCCAGACATTGATGCAACTCTTAGGATTTGTGGTTGATGCCGGGAGACGATTTGCAGCGATTACCGATATGCAGGTAGGCGACGGTAATCAAGAAGCAGCGGTAGGAACGACGGTTGCTTTATTAGAAAAGGGCTCTAAAGTAATGTCGGCTATTCATAAACGTTTGCATTATGCACAGAAGCAAGAGTTTAGAATGTTAGCAAAAGTGTTTGCTGAATCATTACCACCGGTTTATCCGTATAATATTTATGGAGCGGAAGCGTCTATTAAACAAATGGATTTTGACGATCGTGTGGATGTGGTACCGGTATCCGATCCAAATATTTTTTCTGTGTCACAACGTATGGCGTTAGCACAAACACAATTGCAACTTGCTCAGTCTAACCCACAAATGCATAATATGTATGAAGCGTATAAAAGAATGTATGAAGCGGTAGGCGTACAAGATATTCAAGCAATATTACCACCACCACAAGCACCCGAACCTATTGACCCTGCTATAGAAAATGCACGGTCATTAATACAAGAAAATTTACAAGCTTTTGAAGAGCAAGATCAGGATGCACATATTGCAACACACGTTGCCTTTATGAAATCTCCAGTTGTTGCTTCTACTCCACCAATCTTTGCGCTATTATTAGCGCACGTTTGTGAGCATATAGCTCTAAAAGCAAGAGGAGTTGCTATGATGGAAGCAATGGATGCGGCACGTCAAGCCGAAGCACAAGGATTACCAGCTCCTGCTTTTGATGGCGAATCAAGAGTGGCTGTTCTTATTTCACAATACACTGCAGAAATACTACAATTGTTTGCTCCTCCACCAGAAGGAGAAGTTGATCCATTGGTAGCGTTACGTGAGAAAGAATTAGAAATTAAAGCAGCGGATATTCAACGTAAAGCATTAGAGTTTGACGCACGATTAGATTTCGAACAGAATCGTGAAGAAGGTCGTCAAGAATTAACAGCGGAAAGAATTAATTCTAGTGAAGATATAGCGCAGTTACGTGCAACGGTTGCTAGAGAAAAAATGCGTAAGGATTACAAGGTAGGAAACTAAGCAAAGGAAAAACAATGGAACTAAAAGATAAAGCTAAAAGATATTTTCAAGCATTAGGAATAAACCCAAATATAAAAGGAACTTTACATAAAGATACTTTTTTAGATGAAGCTCCTATTCCTGTAAAAGGATTAATTGATGGATCATGCACAATAAACATAGAGTGCTTTTTATTTTATACTTATATAGAAGTAGTTATGAATGACTCAGGATATACTTTTGAAGGATATTCTGGAGGCATTGGAATTCCAGGAGAACTTATTACGGAAGGAATTATTTATTATAATGATTTAGACACTTTATTAAGAGCTACAACTTTTGGTTTAGTTTTTATATCAGCAGCAGGTGGCGTAGTTCAAGTTACTTGGGGAACAAGTGGTAATGCAACAGGTTTAGCAGATGGTGACAGTATTGGAGCTTTTGCAGGTAGTGGTAATTGGAAAAAATCTTAATGGCAATATACCAAGGAAAAACAGTTTCACTTAACAAACCTATGAAGGGTGACGTAAAAAAGTTTAAAGTCTTTGTAAAGTGTGACGGTAAAGTTAAAAAGGTTAACTTTGGTGATAAGAATATGACAATTAAGTCACACATTAAAGCCAACAAAAAAAGTTATTGTGCACGGAGTGGTGGTATTAAAGGAGCCAGTGACAGATGTTCTGCTAATTATTGGTCACGTAGACAATGGAAATGCGGAGATGCATAATGGCAACTAAAACAGTAGATGCACCCGATGGATTTCATTGGATGAAAAATGGAAAAGGTTATACTTTGATGAAGGGCGATTATGCACCGCACCCAGGAGCAATTAAAAAAGCGTCTTTTTCCGTGCAAAAACGACATAAAGGCGGAAAGAAAAAAATATGAACAAGCCAACAGTAACCAAAGTAGCGTCTAAACTAGAAACACATGAAGCTGTGTGTGCAGAACGTTGGAAAGAAACAATACTAAGGATAAAACGCTTAGAACATATAATGATAGGCGCAGCAGGAACAATTATTGTAATGTTAATAACTATGCTATGGAGAACAGTATGAAAAGATCTAAAGGATTAGCCGGTCAAATGGCAGAACAAATGTATATTCCTAAGAACGCTGCTAAAGGAATGTTAGCAAAAGCTAAGAAAATGAACGATCGCGATGGTTTTATGGGCGGTGGTGCAGCGCATAGCAGCGGAGTACGACGTTTACAACAATCTAAAATGAATATGGCTGGAGGCGGAATGGCCCGTCGTGCAGGCGTAGCTATTAAAGGTTTTACATTTAAGGGGATATTCTAATGGCAAAAAGCAAAGATAAACAAGCAGCACGTGCTGCTTTTTACGATGGCAACGGCACAGATTATTCTGCTACCATGTCTTTTGAGCAGTTTTTTAAAACAGTATGGCCTAATATGAATAAAGCAGAAGGCGGAGTCACATTAGATTTTGAAGAAGCAAACGTAAGAGATAGTATGTTTACAGGTGGAGCAGCTATACGAGGACGTAATTTTAGTGGAAACTATTAACCAAGGAGAAGAATAATGGGCAAATATAATCCTAACATTAAGAGTCTAGAAGCAAGAAAAGATATAAAAAAAGAAGAAAAGAAAATAAAAGAAGCACGAAAAAAGATTTTATCTATAGCGGATACTGAGTATGAAATAGATTTAAAGTCTGATGTAGAAGACATAAAAAGAGCTAAAAACAATGTTAAAAAAGAAGAGGCTATAGAAAGAGCAAAAAGAAGAAGATCAACTAGAAAAGAAAATAGAAAGCGGATGACCGATATTCAACGTGAGCGTATGTCTTATAATAAAGGAGGCCAAGGTTATGCTGCTAGGGAAGACGAATCTTTAGGAATGCGTACTGGGGCTGAAAGAACAAAAAGCCAAAGCATGAGAGATCGTCGTGATGAGTCTTACGGTGCTTTTGGGAAAAGACCAAATCAAAAAATTAATCGTAAAGATGGTGGCGTTGCTAAAAACTATGCACATGGCGGTGTTGACATTGAGTTTAGAGATGAAGAAGGTAGTCGTTTAAGTATTTCTATGGAAAGACAAGAAGACGCAGGCTATTCTCCATCCGAAGCCGACTTTGATAAACAACATTCATTAGCAGAAGAAGGTATTATGGAAGTAGGAGCAGACGTTAAAATCATACAAGGTTATAACTCACGCGCTTCATTAGGTGAAACGGAAGGTGTTCGTGGCACAGGAGCGATGGTAAAAGGAACGAAGTTTAGAGGATCTTTTTAGTGGATCCATTGAATTTTGCATATGCTATTCTTAAAGCGTTACAAGAAAGAATAGCATTAACAGAACAGGCCATACTCGCTGGTAGTCCTAAAACTATGGAGGACTACCGCCAACTGGCAGGCGAGTTAAAAGGTTTGCAATTTGCAGAGCAAGAAGTTAAAGATGCTCTGGATAAAAACGAGAAAGAAGAAAGCTAATGAAAGGTAAAACTTATGTCGAAAACACTTTATGTGCCCGATCACGTTGCGAAAGCAAAGAAGAAAACTAAGAAGATTAATGTCGAACCACTTTATAAACCGCAAGATACGAAAGTTCTTGATCCGAGTTTAATAGAGAAAAACCTCAAGGAAAGACTTCCTCAACCAACAGGATGGCGTATTTTAGTCATGCCTTATATGGGGAAAGCTACAACAGACTCAGGAATTTATATTCCCGATGCTGTGCGAGAACGTGAGCAATTGGCAACCGTCGTTGCTTATGTACTAAAAATAGGACCTTTAGCTTATAAAGATCCTGCAAAGTTTGGATCAGGCGAACCTGTTTGGTGCAACGAAGGTCAATGGGTTTGTATTGGCCGATACGCTGGAGCGCGTTTTAAAATAGATGGCGGAGAAGTTCGTATCATTAATGATGACGAAGTGATTGCTACAATTTTAGAACCTGATGATGTTAAACATATATAGAAAGTAGAAAGCTATTAAAGGAGTAATAAAATGGCAGACGAAAAACTAGACGTTGGCGAAGCGGAAGAAGAAGCCGTAGAAGTAGATGTAAATCCTGACGCTAAACAAATTAAAAGCGAAACGGAACCACCTAAAGAAACTGAAATAATCGAAGAAAAAGATGAAGAAAAAAAAGATGAGTTAGAAGATTACAGTGCAGGTGTTAAAACCCGTATTGATAAACTTACTAAACGTATGCGCGAAGAAGAACGCCAAAAACAATCGGCGGTTGAATTTGCAGAAAACGTTAAGAAAGAAAATGAGTCTTTAAAAAATCGTTTACAAAATTTAGATAAAGGATATCAAGAAGAATTTGGAGGACGGATAGAATCTCAGCTTAATAGCGCAAAACGTGCAATGAAAGATGCACATGAGTCTGGAGATAGTGACAGACTTATAGAAGCGCAAGAAGCTTTGGCTACTTTAACAGTTGAAAAAACAAAGTTAAAGAAACCCATAGGAGAGATTGATCCTGCGCCTCAAACTCAACAACCTGTACCTCAACAAATGCAGCAGCCACAACAAACGCAGCAGCCGCCAGATCCAAAAGCGGAAGCGTGGGCTAACAAAAATGAGTGGTTTGGTCAAGATGAAGTTATGACATATGCCTCATTTGGCATCCACAGGCGTTTAATTGAGGATGAAGGGTTTGACCCATCAAGTGAAGCATATTATGCTGAACTCGATAAAAGATTAGCGTCTGAGTTTCCTCATAAGCTGGGAACACAGACTACTAACGGAGGAAGTCGTAAAGTTGCGTCTGCTGAGACTTCTAAATCCCGCAACAAAGGTGGACGAAAAAGTGTGCGGTTGTCGCCCTCACAAGTAGCAATAGCAAAGAAACTAGGCGTACCGTTAGAAGAATACGCAAAATATGTGAAGGAGTAAAAATATGACAAACGAAAAAACGGAGAACACAACTCCCCAAAGTAATACGAGAATATCACGTGCTCAAGACACTCGCGAAAAAAATGCACGCAGAGGGCCCTGGAAGCCACCATCAGCTTTAGAAGCACCGGAACCACCAGAAGGTTATGTTCATAGGTGGATTCGTGCAGAAGTTATGGGTTTTGACGATCGTAAAAATGTTTCAGCCATGTCACGAGAAGGTTGGGAATTAGTACGAGGAGACGAATACCCAGATTTTGATGCTCCAACAATAGACGATGGCAAACATGCCGGAGTTATTGGAGTAGGTGGATTGTTACTTGGCAGGTTACCCATTGAAATCGCAAAACAGCGAGATGACTATTATCGGGCACGAACCCGCGATCAAATGTCAGCTGTTGATAATGAGTTAGCTCGTTCTCAGCATCCTGCAATGGCTATTCATAAGCCAGAAAGAGAAACTCGTGTAACATTTGGAGGTTCTCGCAAGAGTGAGGACTAATTTTTTTAACCGTATTATAGAAGAGGATATACTATAATGGCAAATATTAATGGAGCTTTTGGACTTAGACCTTTAAAAATGCTTGGTCAAGGTGCAAATACTACAGGTGCCACAGAATATAGAATCGCCTATGACAATTCAAACGTACTATACAGAGGACAAGCCGTTATTCCTACAGCTGCTGGAGTTATTGATGACTTACAAGCTGCTGCAGGGGGAACAGTCTCTATAGTAGGTGTGTTTTGGGGGTGTGAATATGTTTCTAGCACAACAGGTAAAACAACCTGGAGTAATTATTGGCCTGGATCTGGAGCGGATAGTAACCACCCAGTAAAGGCTTTCGTGTACGACGATCCTAATCAACTGTTTGTAATAGCAACTAGTGTTAACACTGGTGCAGCAACAGAAGCTTTAGTAAGAGCTGATGTTTTTTCTAATGTTCAAATGGCAAGTGGTAACAGTGGTTCTACAACTACTGGTATTTCTTCAGCTAGTGTTGATTTAAGCACAGCAGCAGCAACTAACACTTTTCCTTTACGTATTGTAGGCATTGAAGACGATCCTGCAAATGCAGATTTTACTGCTGTAGGAATTGGCTTAATCGTTCGTATTAATAACCATTTTAACGCACCTACTGGATCTATCGTCCAAGGTACCGTTTCAACAACCGGCGTATAGGAAGGACTTGAAATATGGCAATATCTAGAGCACAGCTCGCCAAAGAGCTAGAACCTGGACTCAACGCCCTTTTTGGTCTTGAGTATAACAGGTATGAAAACGAAGCGGCAGAAATCTTTGATACAGAATCATCAGAAAGAGCATTCGAAGAAGAAGTAATGCTATCTGGTTTTGGCGCAGCACCCGTTAAAAGCGAGGGTGGTGCAGTATCATTTGACGATGCACAAGAAGCTTATACCGCAAGGTATAATAACGAAACAATTGCATTAGCTTTCTCAATAACAGAAGAAGCGATCGAAGATAATCTTTATGATCGTCTAGCTTCTCGTTATACAAAAGCTTTAGCAAGAAGTATGGCACACACTAAACAGGTTAAAGGTGCAACTATATTAAACGATGCTTTCACAGCTAGTATAACAGGTGGTGATGGTGTAAGTTTAGTTAATACATCTCACCCATTGGTAACTGGTAGTACATTTGCTAATAGACCTACAACAGCTGCTGACCTTAACGAAACTAGTCTTGAAAATGCTTTAATAGACATAGGCGGTTACGTTGACGAACGCGGTTTAAAAGTGTCCGTACAAGGTACTAAATTGATAGTTCCATCCAACTTACAGTTCGTAGCTGATAGACTTCTTGAGTCTACATTACGTCCTGGGACTGCTGATAACGATGTTAACGCTATGAGAAACATGGGAATGCTTCCACAGGGTTACACAGTTAATCACTTCTTAAACGATGCTAACGCATGGTTTGTGAAAACAGACGCTCCACGTGGATTTATTCACTTTGAACGTTTAAGCATGTCTACTAAGATGGAAGGCGATTTCGATACAGGCAACGTAAGATTTAAAGCCCGTGAGCGTTACAGCTACGGTTACTCAGATCCACGTTGTGTTTATGGATCTCCAGGAACATCATAAGACGAATTGAGTGGGGGGAACATTCCCCCCGCTTTCTAGGTAATATATAATTTTTAGCGACTGTCCTAGCAGATACTCATAAGACGCTAAAAGCAAACCCTTTATGAGGAGGTAAATATGGCTAACACAACTTTTGCAAGTAATGTTCGTTCAAATGGCGGTGACAATAAAAGAGAAACTTATTGTGGCGGCATGATGATGATGGCTCAATTTTATTTAGTACCAACTGTAGCAGCAGGAACTGATGTTCAAGTATCAGCAACCGATACAAGAAAAGTAGTTCTTCCTAAAAATGCAGTAGTATTAGGTATTAGTTTTAATGGTGACGCAACTGGCGGAACTAACCCTACATTAGATATGGGTTATACTGACTATGATGGCGGCACAACTTTTGTTAACACAGATGGATATTTAGATGCGGCAGACGCAGACTCAGGAGCAGTACTAACTATCTGGGGCGGTGATAGCACTGCTGGTGTTGACTTAGGAGATGTAGGCGTACCAGCTACAGAAAGAATTAAAGTTGTAGGTGGACACGGTGGTTCTGCTCCTACTGGAGGAACAATCACAGGCGTTATTTACTATTATGTAAAAGACGACGGTAAAGAGTCTACTTAATTAATTAATGGAGCTTCTTCGGAAGCTCCTTTTTTAGGAGAAAAATTATGGCTGATACAAACACCAATACTGTTATTATGGATGGCCCTCAGAAGTATGTTGCTTCTTTTGTTCACACATATGTCGATACCGGTGAAAGTACACCTGTTAAAAAGATAGATGTTTCTGAGTTATCTAAAAACCCTGTCAATGGAAATGATTGTATAGGAGTAAGAATAAATAAAATTTGGTATTCTAATATAGGTTTAAACGTTATTATTAATTGGTACGCAAGCACACAAGTTATGGCGATACAACTTCCAGAAAATTACAGTGATAACTTAGAATTTTCTAGTTTTAGCGGACTTCCTAATCCTACTACTTTTGGTACAGGCGGAGCTAATGGCGATGTATATTTTGGAACAAAAAATGAAGCCGCTAATGATTCCTATACTATTATATTAGAATGTATTAAGATTTACGGTAATACATAGGAGGTTTTTATGAGATACAATTCAGTAGTTAACATTTCAGCAAGAAATGCAAATAAAAACAAAATATCTTTTGGCGATCATGCTTATGTGTATATGCATGGCGGAGTTCATTCTCCTGACGCACGTCCTAAAAAAAGGTATAAGAAAGGCGGTGCCGGACTTTATGCCAATATTCATGCTAAAAGACAAAGAATTGCTGATGGTTCAGGAGAAAAAATGCGTAAACCAGGAGATAAAGGAGCTCCTGAAAAAGGTATTTTTGAAAAAATAGCGAGAGGATAAACATATGGCTACTTCAGGAACTGTAGATTTTAATTTAAGTATAGCAGAAATTATTGAAGAAGCTTATGAACGTTGCGGTTTAGAATTACGTACAGGTTATGACGCTAAAACAGCACGTCGTTCTTTAAATCTTTTGTTCTCAGATTGGGCTAATCGTGGTTTAAATCTTTGGGTGGTAGAAGAAGTGACACAAACTATGGCACAACTTTCTACAACATCTGCTATTACAGAATATCCTTTAGGAACAATTACTTTAACAGTAGCTGCTTCTGCTAATTTGACTATTGGCGAAACAATTACAGGTTCTGTAAGCGGAGCCACTGCTAAGGTTATTACTAAACCTACAGCTACTACCATTACTATAACGGTGCCCGTAGGAACTTTTGTAGCAACAGATGATGTTACAGGAAGCACTAGCGGAACAGTAACAGCAGTAACTACTGTTCCTAGTTTAATAGATACACAAGCTACAGTGGATATCTTAGAGGCGGTTATACGTCGAGATGGTTCTGATATATCGATAGGAAGAATAAGTCGAGGAGATTATCTTGCTATTCCTGATAAAACATCCCAGGGAAGACCTACTCAATATTACATAGATAGACAAATAACACCTATTATTACTGTATGGCCTGCTCCAATTAACTCTACAGATCAATTAGTATACTATCGTGTAAAACGCATTGAAGACGTAGGAACTTCACAAAACACTCCCGATGTTCCTTTTCGTTTTTTACCGTGTTTAGTTGCAGGACTTTCTTATTATTTAGCTGTTAAACGTGCTCCTCAAAGAATAGGACTTTTAAAACAAATGTACGATGAAGAGTGGCAACGTGCCGCAGCAGAGGATAGCGAAAGAGTTGCTTTACGTTTAGTACCAACACAACAGTCATTAAGGATTTAAAATGCCTCGTTTTGCTAGTAATAAATACGCTAAAGGAATTTCAGATAGGTCTGGAAGAGAATATCCTCTTAAAACTATGATTTTAGAGTGGAATGGATTACTTGTAGGACCAGATGAGTTTGAGGCTAAACAACCTCAACTTAGTCCTCCACGTATTCAACCTGACCCGCAAGCTTTACGTATTAGTCGTCCGGCACGAACAGAACCGCCTGTAGAAGTATTATTAGGATTTAATCCTTTTCGTTCTGGTACAGCTGGTTCTACTACGATTACTATTACGCAACCAGGACATGGCTTTTCTACGGGCGATATAACACGGTTTCGTAATTCAGCACCTTTTGATGGTTTTTCTATTAGCATGATTGAGACATCGAGTGGTTTTGCGGTTACGGTATTAACAAGTAGCACGTATACAATTACAGCAACAGGAGGGGAAACAGCAACTTCTGGAGATACGTTAGGCGGAGGCGGTGACGTTTCGTCTGGCCCTGTTACATTGGAGGCATAATGGCATATACATACACAACATTAAAAACAGCAATTCAAGATTATACACAAAATTCAGAAACAACTTTTGTTAATCAGTTAAATACTTTTATAGTAAATGCAGAAGAACGTATTTTAAAAGAAGTACAGTTATCTGTGTTTAGAAAAAATTCCGAAGGATCTACAAGTGCAGGTAATCAATTTTTATCAAAACCCACTGATTTTTTAGCTCCGTATTCTTTAAGTGTGAAAAACGGTTCTAACGTAGAGTTTTTGTTGTATAAACAAGTTACTTTTTTACAAGATTATAACCCAGATAGTACCTCTACAGGTATGCCTGGGTATTATGCTGATTGGAACGACACAACATTTTTATTGTCACCTCCTCCTACAGGAGCTTATGATATGCAATTGCATTATTTTTATCGTCCTGACTCTATAACTACAGTTGCTAGTGGAGAAACATGGCTAGGCACAAACGCTTCTTTAGCTTTATTATATGGTTCTTTAGTTGAAGCGTATACTTTTATGAAAGGTGAAGACAATTTGTTGAAACTTTATAATGATCGTTATATGGAATCGCTTAATTGGCTTAAAAATCTTGGTGAAGGAGAAAACACTAGAGATTCTTATCGTTATGATGACTTACGAAGGGATGTTCAGTAATGTTTAAAGCAGATGGTACTGGTGATGTTGGTGGTGTAACAGTGATGACTTCAGAAAATGGAGGTCATAGTCCAGAACAAATAGCTGATTTAGCTTTAAATAAAATTATGATGGTAAGTGAAAACGCTCCGCCTGTCATACGGGATCAAGCGATAGCGCACAGAGAAAAGTTGAGAGAAATTCTTATTTATTATATGAATAAGATGGCGCAAAGTGAAAGAACAACACTTTGGGCATTGTTTAATAAACAAGGTCATGGTGATATGGCCGAAATTATAAGGAGATTGTGAAATGGCAATTAATCAAGCAATGTGCGGCAGCTATAAAAAAGAAATTACGGTGGGTATTCATTTTTGGATGAGCCATTCTCGAACAGGTTCTTCTTCAATAGCGGCTGATACTTTTAAAATAGCAATGTTTACATCAAGTAGAACGGATGCTAATGAAGATTTAACAGGATATACAACGGCAAATGAAGTAAGTGGAACAGGATATTCAGCAGGTGGAGAAACTTTAGGAAGTGTAACATTAGGATTAGCTGATAATTCAGGATCTACTCCCACAGCGTTTTTGGATTTTGCAGACACTACTTGGTCTTCATCTACTATTAGTAATGCAAGAGTTGCAGTAATTTATAATTCTACATTAAGCACCGCAGGAACAGGCGGAACTGTTGGTCATTCAGCATATCCAACAGTTGCTGTATTGGATTTTGGAGGAAATAAATCTTCAAGTTCTGGAGATTTTACTATTCAGTATCCAGCTAATGATGCGAATAACGCCGTTATAAGAATTGCATAGCATATGTCCACAACCTATACAGGTTGGGGTAGATATAAGTGGAGTAGTGGCCTATGGGGGCAACAACTAACCACAGAGACTGTTTCGGCCACAGGAGTTTCAGCAAGTAGCGCAGTTAATAGTGTAACTGTTACAGGGGTTCAAACCATTACCGTAAGTGTAACAGGTGTAAGTGCTGACGTGTTTCCTACAGGGGGATTTGGACGTTCTACCTGGGGATCTTCAGGATGGGGTATTCCTGTAGGTGTAACTGTTAACGAAGGAACAGGTGTAACCGTAAGTGTAACAGGTGTAGCAGCAGCAAGCAGTATAGCTAATGTTACAACTATTGAAGGTGGCGGAATTAGTGTAGGAATTAGTTCTGGAGTTCAAGCTGTTGGAACTATTGCTGATGTTACTATTGCTCAAGTAGTAGTTGAAGTAACTTCTGTTCAAGCAAGTTTTACTCTTGAAGATGTAGACGTAGCTTTAGGATTTGGAGTAACAGGAGTTCAAGCAGCTTCCGCTTTAAGTAGTGTAACTGTTAGTGAAGGAACAGGTGTTACGGTTACTGCTACCTCTGTAAGTGCTGCATCTACAATAAATAGTGTATCTGTAGTAGAAGGTAGCGGAATAACAACTACGGTATCTAGCGTTCTTACAACATCCCATATTGGTACTGTTAACGTTCCTGATGTAATAATAGTAGCTACAGGAGTAAGTGCGCAAGGTTTAGTAAGTACACCAACAGTTTGGTCCGAAATTATTCCAGGTCAAAATGCAGGTTGGACAGAAATAACAGATACGCAATCTCCAGGTTGGACAGAAATAGCAGCATAGGAGAATAAAATGGCTTCAACATTTTCAACAAATTATGGTATTGAAAAAATTACCACAGGAGAACAGTCAGGTACCTGGGGAACAACAACAAATTATAACGTAGATATATTAGATAGAATAGCGTCTTATGTTTCAGTAGCATTATCAGATGCTTCTACAGCTACTTTAACTGTAAGAGCAGGCTCTCCTACTGATGGAGCTAATAATGTTCAAAATGGTATGTATAGAGTTATTAAATTTACCGGAACATTAAGTCAACATTGTACGATTACAATAGCTCCGGCTACTACTACTGCGTTTTTTATGATTCAAAACGGTACTTCTGGCGGTTATAATATTCTTATGTCTCAAGGAAGTGGAGCAGCAAAAGTAACAATACCGAGCGCAAAAGCTAATATTGTTTATTGTGATGGTAGTGATGAAGTAATCTCTATTTCAGATAAATTAGATTTAGAAACCTTTGATAATATTTCTATTTCTGGAAACACTATTTCTAGTACAAACACTAATGGTAATATTGGGTTGTCTCCAAATGGAACAGGAGAAGTTGTTGTTGGAAATGGTTCTGCTACTGGTAAAGTATCAACAAGTGGTGCCTATGATTTAATTTTAGACACTAATGGAGGCACAAGTTCAGGATCAATCAGTATTACAGATGGGGCTGATGGAAATATTTCTTTAACTCCAAATGGAACAGGAGAAATAGCAGTAGGAAGCGGAAGTGCTTCTGGTAAAATATCCTCTAATGGTGCCTATGATTTAGAATTAGACACAAATGGAGGTACAAACTCAGGTGTAATTAAAATAGTAGACGCTGCAAACGGAAATATTGAACTAACTCCTAACGGAACAGGAGAAGTTGTTGTAGGAAGTGGAGCTGCTTCAGGCAAAATATCTTCTAGTGGCGCATTTGATCTTGAATTAGATACAAATGGTGGCACGAATTCAGGTTCCATTGTAATTACAGATGGAGCTAATGGCGATATTACTATAGCAACTAATGGAACAGGTGCTGTTGACCTTTCTGATGATGTAGTAAAACAAGCACAAATGAAAGATTATGCGGAAACAGTTTATGCTAATGGTTCTAAAACAGGAGCTTTTGATTTAGATTTAACAAATGGTAATGTTCAATCTTTTACTGTAGGTAGCGGAACATTTAATGTAGGAATTACAAATTCATTAGCAAGTCAATCCAATTCTTTAACTCTTATTATTACAAATGGTGGTGCTGGTACAGTTACATTTAAAGCAGGTGCTCATGGAGGTGGAGGAAACTCTGCTAAATGGGCAGGAGGCACTGCACCTACGTTAACTACTTCTGGGGTCGATGTATTAACTTTTACAACTTTTGATGGTGGCACTAATTTTTATGGATTTGCTGCTGGATTGGCGATGGCATAATGAGTTTAGGAGCTAACAAACAAGCGTTAATGGGTGCTGCTGGTTCAGGTGGTGCAGCTGAGGATTTTTATGATTACCAAATAGCTAATAGTGCAAGATTCGATGGGAGTTCTACTTATTTAACTAGAACAGCAAGTGGTGCTTCTACAAATAGTGATAAAAAAGCTATATCTGTATGGTATAAAAGAGCAGGAACAACTGGTAATACAGGTGCAACATATATAATGTCTTGTCAACAAAATAAATTAGCTGCACTTTTTGTAAATGATGGTTCTACAGCAGATAATTTTGGTTATTATACTGATAATGGTGGACAAAATGGTAAAAGTAAATTTTTACAACGAGATTTTAGTGCATGGTATCATTTAGTATTTCTTTATGATGCAACATTGTCAACAGGTGTAGATAGAGTAAAAGTTTATATTAATGGAGTTCACTATACAACTGCTGATACTACTTTTTGGAATATTGATAATAATGGTTATCCAGATTCAGGTACGCAAATTGGATTTGGAATGCAAAGTAATGAAAACAATATAGGAAGATATCAATATAATGGATCAGGATATTTTAATGGTTACTTAGCTGATTTTATAATGATTGATGGAGGAACAGTACCTTCTATTTCAGATTTCGGCGAGACCAAAAATGGCGTCTGGGTGCCTAAGGATCCTAGTGGACTTACATTTGGTAATAATGGTTGTTGGTTAAAATTTACTAATTCAAGTGACTTTGGAGAAGATTTTTCAGGTAACAATAATGATTGGACAGCAAATAATTTAGCAACACACGATCAAATGCTAGATACTCCAACTTTTGGCAGTTCTAATGGTGGTAATTTTTGTACTGTAAATCCAATATTTAGAGGAACAAATACTACTACTGCATCTTATGGAAGTATAAGTGAAGGTAATTTAAAATTTCAATATAATACAAGTAGTACTAATACTGATGGTTATTGTGCTTGCACACATAAAGTACCTGCATCTGGAAAATGGTATTGGGAGTATGCTATTATTGGAGGTGGAGGTAATTCAGGTTATAATCCTGGTTACGGAATAGCTGATCCTAATAAGGAATTGTACGCATCTGGAGATGGTGGTAATAAAGGATTTGTAAATTCTATTGTTTACGACAATAGTGTTAACAAAGTTTTTAAAGCAAGATCAGAAGTAACAGCTTATGGTGGCTCAAGAGGTTCTGATAATGATGTTATGGGTATTGCTATAGATATGGATAATGGAGCTTTTTATGTTAGTAAAAATGGCACATGGTATGATTCTGGCGATCCAACATCGGGTGCTAGTAGAACTAATGCAGGTGCAACATGGACACCAGCAAGTGAATATACAGCAGGTGCAGTTCCTTTAGCTTGTGCTGGAGGTGGAAATCAACCAATAACAGTAGCGAATTTTGGACAAGAAGGTACATTTGGTGGCACAGAAACAGCAGGTGGATATAGTGATACTAATGGTTATGGTAATTTCTTTAGTTCTGTACCGTCTGGTTATTCAGCAATTTGTAGTGGAGCATTGACAATAGCAAATGCAATAGACCCTGCACAGACTGATGACAATTTTCCAATGAAATTACATAATACATGGAGATATACTGGTAATGGTAGCGAAAGAACTATAGATACTTCTGCTCTTGGTAATGGTTTTGATGTACAGTTTGATTTATTATTACCTCGATCAGATACTTATTCACAAGATCCTTATTGGTTAAATACATCTAAAGGATTATTTGGTGCTAGTTCTAATAATTATTATACAAAATCAAATAGTAATGCAGTACAAGCTCAACTACCTCAATACAATTTTAAATCACAAAGTGGTGCTGATTATGTTTTAACTAATGGCACATGGTTTAATTCTGGATCAACTCCTGTGTTAAACTTTGGCTGGCGAGCTAATGGTGGAACTACAAGTGCTGGCTCTGGAGATTTAACATCACAACATCAAGTAGATCCAAGCGGAGGTTTTAGTATTGTAACAGCTGTAGGTGATGGAGGTTCTGGAGATAAAACTGTATCACATGGATTATCAACAGCACCTACTTGTATTATATCAAAAAATTTAGATTCTACCTTTAACTGGGATACTTACTGGGCAGAAGGACTAACAGCATCTACTTATGGATTACGATTAAATACTGGTGATGCTCAATTATCTGGAAGATGGGGTACAGTTAATTCTTCTATAATGACTTGTAAAGATAATTACACTTGGGCAGGTACAGATAATTATATTTATTATTGTTTTACAGATATAGAAGGTTATATTAAAACAGGTGTCTATGTTGGAAATGCAAATACCGATGGCACATTTGTCTATACTGGATTTAAACCTGCATGGCTTATGGTGCGTTATGTAGGAAGTGGAGAATCATGGGTTGTGTCAAATAATCTTAGAAGTCCATTTAATCCTGTAGAAAGAAATATTAGAATGAATAGTAGTAATGCAGAATCCGATAGTTCTACATTTGAAATTGATTATTTAAGTAATGGATTTAAGGCACGAACAACTTGGGAAGGTTATAATGGAAGTGGATATAATATTGTATACTTAGCATTTGCAGAAAACCCATTTAAATACGCAACAGCAAGATAGGAGAAAAAC